CTGGAAATCCTGCTACACCAGTTTGGGAAACTGATTTAATATCTCTAGTTCCATAAACGATTGAAGAACTGACTGTTGCAGAAGCATCAATACCATTGATAATCAACTGTTCTCCAGAAGAGAATGTTCCTGATGTTTGTCTCAGGGAAATAGTGCTACCAGTGCCAGAATCGACAGCATATCCACTAGCACCACTACTCTTTCCTTTAATATAAGTTGAAGTCGTAAATCCTAATGGACCTACAGGAGTATTTAACGTAAGTGACGTATATGTTTGAATGTCATATAAGTATAAGTCCCAATTTGTTGAATCATCTTCATATACGGTGTCAGTTAGATTGAATGTATATACTCTAGCATCTCCAATTTTTGTTCCAGCACCAGCAAATTGGTTATAGAGTTCTACCGCTCCCTTTTGTTGAGGTGCTCCAGATACATTATTAACTCTTAAAACATTACCCATCTCAAATGGAATGTTTTCTAGAGTAATAGTTTGAGTATCTCTTGGTTTTTCAACATCGACAATAGTATTAGATACTTTTTCTACATTATATCCACCAACATAAGCTTCTCCCGGAGAAAACTTTACACACATTAAATCATCTGATGGGGTATTATTCTGATCAGTTGACTGTGTGCTTAAGAAAAGACCATCATTTCCTAATTTATCATTTAATGAATTGTGAACAGAAATATCAAAATCTTCTATTGAATAATGTCCAGACTCCTCATATGTTCTTTCTGCAAGAAAATCTTGAATTTTGTTGAATTCTGTTTTTGTATTAATTTTTTTAATCTTACCATTTTCTAATCTAAGTAATTCTATAAAATCAGTATCATTTATATCACTTAATGTTTTTTTGGTTAATGTAAGATTGATTTTAAATCTATCTGCTCCAGGAGCTGCAAAATTTGAAAATCCCTTTGCGTTATCATAGAGTGAAGAGTCATCTTTTGCATTGACTATCGTTTCTTCAATCTTTAAACCAACTCTATATGAAGGCGTATTTGTATAATAATCTAATACTAAAGTTTGCTTTGAAACATTTACAAAATTTCCTCTAATATAATAAATTCCTTCTCCTATTGATACCGCAGATCCAATCGAAGTTGCATTTAAACCAATTAATGTTGCGAATGGTGTTCCTGCATTAATTGTAGTGTTACCATAAGTAACATTTTCACTCGCAATTAATGCTTCGCCGTCTTGAAATTGTGAAAAACTTAAACTATTGTTGGAGTTTGAATATTTCACATAAATTGTTAAATCCTCTACATTCCCCCCAATAGGAGCAACCAGTTGAATTTTTGCATTGGTTCCCGATACCTGACCTGTTACTGTTTTTCCTATAAAATTGTTAATATAAGAAGAAACATCAACTCCAAAATTGCTGGAATTTATCTTTACGGCATAAAACTGACTATCATATGATATATTTCCGGGAGATACTATCGATCCATCTTTAAAAATTTGACTTCCAAAATTTTCAACTTGATTTTGTAAAATGGATTGAAGAGTGGTTAGTTCTCTAGCTTGAACTGGAAATCCTGGCTTAAATAAGACCTTATGAAAATTTTTATCTGCATCAAAGTCATCAAAATATGGATTAACGTTTAAGTCTGTTTTTTGTGCCATCTTTTTTAGAATTCCAGAATGATTTTAATGTCTTCTTTTTGTCTTATATTTCTTTCGACAGTTGGTCTATTATCAATGTAAATAATATCCCCTGTCTTTTTATTTATCTCTGGATTTGCAAGACCTCCAGTAAAATTAACTCCCAAATTAACACCATTAGAAACAGAACCAGTAAAACCTGAAGAAACACTGGTAGATGAAGTATCTTGAAAAGTTATACTGTTAGTATTATTAAAATTGACAATCTTTGATGCAACACTTATATCATTTCTATCAGTTTGGTCTACAGTATTGCTAAAATACAAAGATCTATCTTGATAGTATTTTAATACTTTTGTATCACTATCATAAGAAGCAATATAACCTTTCGCAATGTCTGTATCTGATTGAGATTGTGTTATTTTAGTCCCTATAGTTGGTTTTCCTGTATATGAATCATCCAGTTTTAGAGAATAAAGAGAAGAATATGTGGATGCAGTATATGTTGTAATTCCAGAAGAATACTCTTTTGGATTTTTAATTATTCCTACTTGAGCAAATTGGGTATTGGTGGGAAAGTCTCTAGTAGAATCATCAAATCTGGCATAAACTAAAACTCTATCAGCACCCAACTCTTCGTAAATATCATATCCATGACCTTTAGATGGTGGAATAATGGGGATAAGTTTTGCTGGAGGAGAAGCAATAGTTCCACTTCTTTGCAAATCTACAACGCCCCAAGTATATCCTTTCCCTCCAGCAACTACATTTGTATCGGTAATTACACCATTTGTCGTTATTATTTCTACCTGTCCTCCTTCACCATCGCCTAAAATATTATAAACTCCATCACTATATCCGCTTGTTCCTCCAGATTCTATATAAACTTTTTTAATCTGGTTTTCATTTACATCAGAATCTCCACCATCTCTTACTCTCGATATTTCAGCATCTTCCGAAGAACTCCAATTATTTGGAAGAATAATATATTCTGAGGAATCAAATTTAATAATATCATTTGGAGAAATTGTGAATAAGTATTTCCAAAGGTATCCGTCACTTCCTGCAGAAAATGGTGCTAAATCTGTAGATGTTGGTTCAAATTTAGAATTTTCTCCTCTCAAATTCTCGCCAGAAGACCCATTATCAATACAAATATAAACTCTAAAATCTTTATTGACTACGTAATAATTAGAATCGTAAAGTCTTAGAGAATCTGAGTTTGGAGTTCTATTGTTGGCACTGTAATCATGCCTATACATTTCATAGCGAGTATTAGAAGTCCATTCTACTTTTCTCACAACTCTTCTGATATTCTCAGATGTAACTCTTTTTCCAAAAAGTGATGTGTCTCTATAATGAGACATATACTGAAGGTTGTCTGTTGGATTTGGCGGGGTTTCACCTTCATCACTCCAAGATGTAGTCCTACCAAATCCAGAATTGGGAGTTTCTGGATTTGATAAACCCAAAAATACATAATAAGAATTATTCGAATCTAAAACAGAATCTACAAAATTACCTGCATTAAAAATTCTAAATTTATCTGTTACTAAAGCAGACATATTAATAGTTTTTTAGATATTTATAAAGATTTTGTAGGGTTATATATTGTAAATTGATCCTTTACCTCTCAAAGTCACATCTCCACCTCTTCTCATAATTATTGGATATGTAGAAAGTCCAGAAACAACTCTCCCTGTTACACCTATTCCAATCGGATTCAATCTTTCTAAACCAGTGGGATTTGATATTCTTCCCCAAGAGAATCTTCCTACAGGATAGTTTACACTTCCTGTTGTATCAATTCCACTTAGATTTGAATTAGAATCCACATAGCATGTAATAATACCAGTACTTCCTCCAGTATTAGAAATTGCTTGAATTCTGTAAATATTATCTAAGTATGTTGTTCCTATTGCTATTATTTCAGTATTAGTAAGATTAATTGAAGTAACCCCACTTCCAACATTAGTGTTTGTTATATAAATTGGATATCCAACTTGAAGATTTGTTATGTCATTAATTGCAAATTCTATCCCTAATTGTGGAGATGTTATTGATGTGATTCCAGTAACATCTCCCGTTATTCCCTGAATAACATTAAAGTCTGATATAAATTCAACATAATCAACCGAGGCAGTAGATCCAACACCAACCGTTACATTATCTACAACTAATCCGTTAAACGGTACAGCATAACTACCGCCATCATTTTCATATCTGAATAATGTAACATCATCAACAAATATAAAATCATCAGAAACAGAAATATCACCGATAATATTTGCCGTTGGGTATATTAAAGCTTTAAGCGAATCTCTTGCTTTTGATATGACTTCACCACCGATTATTTTATCTGATTTTTGTTTTATCCACAATAATGGTTTATTTTTATTTTCGTCAGATTCTATTCCAGGTCCAATATATGGATTGGTTTCAAATTTGTCGGAATAAGTTAAATCCGTGATAACTCTTTTTTCTTGGGCAACAGAATTTTGAATGTAATTATTTTTTAGAAGTTGAACCTCATCGCCCACTTTGAGTGTTTCATCAACATCATCAGATACGACATCAGAATCTAAACCTTTATAAAAATAAATTGTTACATTATCATCTTTTTTCGGAGGAGTTGTAAATATTACTGATGTTCCTCCTCCAAATATATAAGAAAATCCTGGTTCTTGTATAATTCCATTAATAAAAATAAGTAAAGAACTTGAAAAGTCTACTCTATTATCTTCTCCTGCCTGAATACTACGCAACTGTGAATTATAAAAGAGTGGGAAACTAGTTCTTTGACCATCCTGATAAGGAGATATATTATCAATCATATCAAGTTCACCAAATTCCCAAGAGGCAAATTTATCGGTATATGTTTCAATGACTGTTATTTCAAAATCTTCTATGGGAGATGCTAATCTTCCATCTGTGACTAATCCTACTGGTTTAAATACATCACCTCTTTGGAATGAATATCCAATCTTAGTAAATTCAAAATCTGTTACACCAAAGTATGTTGCACCTGCTCCAGTTTGTCCCACAGGTCCTACTTTAAGACTCATAGAAAGTCCAATACCTGTGGTTGTTGTTGTACCAATACCAAGTCTAGAAACACCTATTACAGAAAGATTTTCATAAGAAGGTGGTGAAACAAATATTGATGGACTATTATACCCAGAACCTGGAGCATCTATGTTAAATGATAACGTTCCACCAACACCAACAACTGCTGTAATTGTTGCTGGTGACCCAGTATGACCTGTTTCAGTAACAGCAACACTCACTGGTCCATAATATCCAGATCCATATGATCCCAGAACAGGTGATGTTGTCACACCTGCGATAGTTCCTCCGGCACCGATTATGGCAGTTACAGAAGCTCCTACAAGGGGTGCAAAACCAAGTCCTGTAGTAGATCCATAAGAAATAATTATTCCACCTCTTGGAGTTTCATTTACATTAATATCATACTCTGACGTATAGAATTCTATTGGATCACTGTTTGGTTTTGTTACTCCAGAAAATACAACACTGGATATTCCTGGAGCAGGAGATTTTGTTTCTAAAATATTAAAGTTTCCATTGATATTATTTTCTGTTGATGGTTGTTGGAATATTCCATTTATTAAAATTATACCATTTCCGCCAATTGTTCCAATTCCAGATGTATTTGCTCCACCAACTTGTAGAGTGAATGTTCTTCCAATTCCATTGAACTGGTTTGATATATCATCATATATTTTATTGGTAGTATAATCTGATCTTAAAAATACCCTTCCAGCAAAAGTTGAGGTATCAAAATTTAAATTGGAACTAGTTCTATCAATTTGCGGATTCCCTCTTGGAGGTTCTGCAAAATGTATTTCATTTCCTACAATATTATATGCGCCACGATAAATGTCTACCGTTGTAGATGCTGAATGACTAGTGGAAGAAGTTCCTACAAATCCTCTTTCGACAAGAACAAGATTAAATGTTCCATTGTTTGTTATTGGTCCAACACTCGTAGTTCCCAATCCAACATTATCAACCCTTACATATTCATCCTCAATTTTTAATATATCTGATGGATTTACACGGGATATACTATTAAGTTCAAATAAGGTTGTTTCAGTACCAATTGTTCCAGATAAAGTGCGTGATTCTCCACTGTAAATTAGTGGATGTTGAATTAATTCGTCGATTGTTACAATTGTCTTATTAACTTTATTAAACATCTCAAACTGGTGAATGTTTCCACCACCAAGATCTGTAAATGTTACTGGTGTTCCACCTCTAGTTGTTGATATTTGGAAAGTATCATAATCATTTACAATTGCAAATACTGTCGATGGAAGTATATCAGTAACTCCACTAGTTGAATCGTTATAAGTCATTGCAGTTGTAGCAAGACCAATAACCGATGATTTTGGTGTATAAATTAATTCTTCATTATTTTTGAAGAAATGATTTTTTATATTAAAGACCCCAGTTGTTGAAATTAGAGCATTTGTATCTTGTGGATCAAAAATTCTAACAAAAATTGGGAATCCATCACTAGTCAAACTAAAGTTAGTTCTATTAATTCTATCTCCATCAATAGAATTGAAGAATTTAATCTGCATTTCCTCTTCAATACTACCATACTTTAATATTTTTGGGGTGTTGATTATATCATAATCTGTATAGAAATATTGACTAAATGCTGAAATTTCTAAATTATATGAAGAATATTCTGCTTCTGGTGTAAATGTTAAATCTAGAGTTGATCCACTATTATTTCCTCCAAATGTTCCTATTCCAAGGGCAGTATCGAAAGTATTAATACCACTTACAGAAAGTAAAGGAGATTGATGAACATAAACATTGGTGCCATCTTGAACCATCATTACTTGATGGACAGCTTTAGTAGAACCTATACTTACTTCAACAATAGATTTAACTGCATTATAGAAGTTTTTATTGAGAGATACTACAGTTGTTGCACCTATTCCAGTGACATAATTTGATTGATAAACCACAGTTCTTTCAGAACCGTCTGTTTGTCTATTAGTTTTAAATCTATATTCAGATTCACCCAAAGAAGTTGTTCCAAATCCAACTATCTTTGCTCTTACTGTATTTGTATTTGATGTTACATTATCATAATTTAAGGATAATGTTCCACCATTTAGATTTGCTTCAAATGATCCAATAGAGTCTGATGTAAATGTGGAATTTGTAAAGTCGGAGTCTGAGTAATATTCGGATATAAAAGTATTAGTTCCAATTCCAACAACATACAACTCAACAAAATTCATCTCATCGGTAGCATTATCTATGACTTGAACATTTGCATACAAAGATTCAAAATTGCTAGAATTTAACTCTACAATAGAAGATGATGTATTTGGTCCTACAACTTTGTTGGAACTAATCAAATCCACAAATCCAATAGATGTGGATCCTATTCCAGATAAAGATGATGTGTACGAATTTTTAATTAATTTTAAGTCATAGTCAGTGTCATAAGCATCAACTGGTATGAATCTCAAGTAGGTATCACCAAATTCATCTTCAAACAGTTCAAATTCACCATAAGAGGTGGTATTATTTTGAATATTTGCTTTTTGTATAATAAACTGATCATCTCCGGTGTTTAAAGTTATTAGTTCAGTAAATTGAATTTCAGTGTTATTTGAATTAGTAATTTTAATCAAATAGTTATTATAAGAATTTCCATTGTCTAATTTTAGAATATTTAAAAATTCGCTAGGTTCATCCTCATAATAAGAGAACAAATTACTAATATCATCTATGCTTAAAACTTCAGAATTTTTATATTCTGTGTAATCTGTAGTTTTTATATTTTTTAATTTCAAATATTTTGATGTTCCATTAACTACTTCATAGTCTGATGTTAAATCAAAATTATAAATGGCATCAACTCTATAAGAATCTTCAAATTTATTTAAGTATATACTTTCATCTAAACCAGAAGAGAATCCAACATTAGAAGTTTTATCAATTTTTGTATCTGCAAAATTCTTCATTCCACTTGTATGAAGGATGCTAAAAACTGGAGACTCTAATGTAGAGTATTCTTTACTACTCTTTACCGAATATGATAAATTTTGATAATAGTCATTATTTGGTGTGACTTGAGTATCGGAATCTAACTTACCAATTTCATTGGACCATCCTAAATTATAATCTGATGAATACTTCACACTATATTTGCCAGAATATTTTGAGACAGAATCTACAGTTGCTATTACTCCACTATTTTTACCAATAATAGTTTGTCCTACAGAAAGATCATATGATCCATCAATTGTTAAATACTCACCCTCAGTATTAGTAACAATGAGATCTAATTCATTATCACCTAAAATTAAAGATTCTCCAATTAAGAATTTTGTCCTCTTCAATGAAATTTCAAATTCTGGATAATTATTTTTGTTTACAATAATACCAGAACCATCCTGAATAGTTTTTGCTGTTCCAGTGTTAGTTGTTATGTCAGATACATCAAATACTACCAGATCATATGGAGAACTTACTATATAATTGTCTACTGTCAAGAATTTGTATCCAAAATCTTCAGAATTAAATCCTAGTCCATCAGAACTATATTTTTGAATTCCTTCAATAAAAACTTCATCACCTGGATCAAATAGGTTTGGTAAACCGAATGATGGTTTTGTTATTTCACAAGTAAATATTCCACTATTAGAAGATTGCATTCTTTGAATAGTAATGCCATTACTGTTATTGGTAGTAAATATTTCTACAGAATTATCTGGAAGTCCCTGTGGTTCTGATACAATTTCAATTGATTGTATAGAACTTCCGGTAATTTTTGATTGTAAAAATCCAGAATCAATTTTCTTTCTTGTATCATTACTTACAATTACAACATTTGGTGCGGAAAGAAATTCTCCTCCACCATTAGAAACTATAATTTCATCTATGGTGTTGAAATCTTTGATGGAAATTTGTGATGGTATTAAAACATTTGGTTGTAAAGTAGTATCAAATGGATATTCAAATTCTTGATTTATAATTTTTACTTCTTTAATATTTCCTATTTTGTTAGATTTTGGTAAAATTTTACCATTTTCTCCAGAAGAAGATGTTATAGAATTAAATTCTGGCAATTTTTTATATCCACTTCCACTTGAAATAATTTTTAAGTCGTCAATTGATCCAGTAGATGTTGGAGAATTTGTGGTATATTCTAATATATCACACTCAGATTGTAGATATGAAGATTTTTCTGGATTTGTATCTAAAATTAATTCAAAAGTAGTTGTCCCAACCCCTATTATATTGTAATTTCCATTATAGTAACTTTTTACAAAACTTATTTCGGAATATTTTTTTACATCTTTATCTGGTTGAATTAAAACACCAGATTTTTCTATAGCATAGTACAATTTCTCTGGGATATTAGAGTCATAATTTATAATTAAGTCTGTTCCAATTCTAGAAATATTAAAACCAGAAGTAGAAGCGGTTGATACAAATTTTGATTTAAATTCTTTATCATAGTAAATATTAAAATCATATCCTGATAAGGAAGAATCTGATAAATCAAATACTAAGTTATTATTTCTAAAAGAATTGATTTTTGGATTTACTGATGATAATTTTTGATCAGATCCGCCTGTTCCACCAATACTTACCACCAGTGGTGGGTTGTTTGTAGAATCAATATAAGTTTCACAAAGTTTTATATTATTATCATTCACCTTATAAACATAAAAATCACCAGTAGAAAGACCAGAAGATACTACATCTGCCGAATAATTAACTTTATCACCAGTAGATAAATTGTGGTTAGGAATAGTAATAGTATTTGTAGTTGTATTCACTCCAGCAGAATTAAATCCAATTTGATTAATAAGAATCTTAGAGGTATATAAATCTCTGATAACTTTAACCGAAGTGGAAGCAATTCCTACAGAAAGATTTGGATTGACTGTAAGATTAATTAAATCTCCACTTAACATTCCATGTGCGGTAGAAACCGAAACGGTTGCCTTTACTCTAGATACGGTGCCAGTTTCTTGTGTGTAATCGGAATTGAAATAGTATTCATAATCATTATCATCTCCTCCACTGTGGAAGAAAAATTCACTAGTTCCAATACTAGCCTTTAAACCAATTAAATCCTTACCTTTGTTAGAAACATAAACTGTGGAAGGCAATCCACCACCAATTAAGTTAACACCATCTGTAGAAACGTTAATTAGTGAACCAGTATAACTGTATGAAAGTTTTTGATTATTTTTGAACGGATGATTTTCTACGTAAATTGATTTTGTAGGAACACTTCTTGTTACAGTTTCTATTCCAAAATCAAAAGTTTTTGTATCAAAAGATCCAACAGTTGTTCCAAATCCAACAGACTCTTGTGGATTAAAATAAACTTTATCATTAACCTTAGAATCAAAATAATCTAATTCTTTTTCAATTGTAAATGAATCGGGGTAGAAAGTGACAATAGAATTTTTATTGTGAGAAGTTCCTGTTAAACCTCTCTTAACTTTTAATATATTTTTATCTTCAAATACACCCAATACTTCTAAAAATTCTGTTCCAATGCCAATACTGCTACCGATTGATATATTATTCGGAATATTTGAAAGATATAGTTCTGTTCCACCGATACTGATAGAACTTGTTACAGTAGAAAGTGAAGTTGCTGATTCGGAGGGAACTGATATTTTATAAGTTCCATTTAAATCCGAAAGGTTATTTGATAGATTTGAAAACGTTATATAATCACCATGATTGAAGTTGTGATTTGAATAATTTGAACTTGTTACTTCTACCTTAGTTGAATTTTTTTGCGAAATAATAAAATTATCTTGCGATAATACTGATGTGTTTATATCAACAATATCTTTACCTTTTATTGATGACACTTCTAAATTCAAACCACCACCACTGGTTCCTGTATTGTCAAAATTTACAGAGTCTCCGACAGAATACTTGTCTCCAAAATTTATGATTTCAAAATCATCAATAGAACCAGAAAAAACGGATTCAACTTTAATTTTTTGCCTTGTTATATCATCAATTTCTGTAAAATAATCATATCCTGCACCAATATCCGAAACTTTATATGGTAAAGTGTTTCTTAAAAGATTGGAGGATTTGAAATCAAAAGATTGATCTAATGACTCATTTTCATCTAATGTTTCTGATGTATATTCATCACCAATAAAATATGGGAAAACTGGATTTCCTGAAGAATCTATTGTAGCATAATACGCATAAACTCCATTTGGAAACTCTATCGTTTTTGCAAATCTTCCATTGTTTTTATCTAAATCACCTCCAGGTAAAAATTGATAATCTTCATTGAAAAATCCATCAATAAATCCTAACGGTCTATCTACGACATTTGATGAATTTAATGAATATCCAGAACTTAATAAAGTTTTTGTAGAAGTTTCATCATCTGGATCGGAGTATCCAAAAGGACCATAAATTGGATTTCCATCATAAGCCCATCCAATAATTTTAGAAATAGATGGTGTAGGTGAATTTGAAGAACTTTCTTTAAATGCTGTTCTTAAAGAGTTGAAATATCCCGAAACTGTATATTTTAGTTTATTGGAAGAATTTAGTAAAATTTCATCTCCAAACTTAAAGTTATTATTGACCGTCAGATATCTAATTTGTGTTCCAAATGATGCATCAGTTCCCGATGATTTTACTCTGATACTTGAAGAAGTGGAATACGAAATGCCTCGATTTACAACTATTGCATTTGAAATTTTACCATTTGAAATAGTTGCTCTAACTACAGCACCTGTTCCAGATCCGGTTGGATCAAATACCTCCAATTCTGGAATAGAATAGTATTCTGTACCTCCATACTGTAAAGTTACTGATTGTACTTCTCCACCTATGATATTTGGACTAAGTGAAGCATTTTTGCCATTTTTGATAGTTATTACTGGTTTTTCTTCATAATTTAAAACTGTTGATCCATAACCAGTTCCTTTCTCATAAAGATATGTATCAACGATGCTTCCTTTGACTACAGGAGTTACTGATAACTCTTGATATTGTTGAGAAGAAGATGAAAATCCAACTGGACTATATTTTATTGTTACTGATACATCTGGATAATTAAAATATTGATAACCAGAACCAGTATCCGAAAACTTAATGTAGTCTCTTCTATTAAACTCACTTACAATGGTTCCACCAACTCCAGCATTGCAAATTCTAAATGAGTCATCATCAATTTTAATAACAAAATATTGATTGCTTGTCGAAATTCCAGTTATACCAGAAGTCTCAAAATTGTAAGTTATTAATTCTCCAGTATTGAATCCATGATTTGCAAAATTAATAGTATTATTTTCTGTAGAAATTCCAGTGGGTAATACTATAAGTTTTCTATTTGTATATCCACTTCCACTATCTAATATTTTTACGGTTGAAATTTTGTTTTTTGGTACTGACGTTCTAAATTTATGAATACCATCAGTTCCTGTAGAAAAACCAACCTTGTTAATATTTAAATTATAATCAGATTGTGTTTCAAATAAAGATATAGTCCTATTATTTTCTACTTTAACAAAATAAGATTGTTTATCTATTAATGTTGTTGTTGATCCATCTATACTTAAATTTAAATTTCCATTGTTATTATAAACAATTTCTTCACCATCTTGGAAATTATGGTCGGAAGTAAACTGAATTCTGTTTAATCCTGTTCCTATTCCACCACCATTAGTTGATTGTCTTCCGTCAAAAGATACTGATCTAAATTGTTGTGTTATAATAGGTTCAATTATAGCACCAGAACCGTTTCCGCCAGAAATATCTATTGATAATATTTTATCAATATCATAATTTTGCGTATCAATATAAACATTTTCAATTTTTCCACTAACAACTGGTTGTACTAAAGCTGTTGTTCCATTACTCGAAGAAACTTCTAATACTGGAGGATTTAATACATCGTATCCACTTCCCTGGTTAAAAACCTCCACATTAGATAATGGACCATAATATACTTTATCAAAAGACTTATAATTTGAAATTTCAACTCCATTAATCAACATTCCTGTTGTTCCTGGAGTAGTTGATTTTCCGGGAGATTTTATTTTTGTATTTAAAGGAAATTTTTTAAATATTTTTTGAATCCCAATCTCATCTTCTTTTTGAGAATACAAAGAAAATGTGTGAGTACCTATTCCAGCATTTGGTATGCTAAAAGTTTCATAATCAGTTCCACCTATAAAAGACCTGGAACTATAAAGTCTCATCTGTTTGGGATTAGACAAAACCTCAACATAATAAGATCCTGTTTCCAATCCAACGAGTGCAGTTGAATCTGGTTGGTAATAAATTCTATCACCAGTTATAAATGGAATATTAACATCACTCAATATGATAGAATACTGATTTTCTAAATTTTTATCTAATAATCTATCTTCAGAATTTATTGTAAACTTAAAAATATTTTTTGTAATATTATACCTGTAACTATTATCTCCATCAATCTGTCCAGATGGTAAAGAATTTGAAGCAACATATGCATAATCACTACCATCAGTATATACATTTTGAATGTCAGAGGTTATTATATTATTACCATATTCAATTGGAACACCAGAACTAAAAGATGTATTAATCTTTCTTCTAAGATCATACTTTATAGAAGGAACGGTATCAAAAGAACCTTCAAGTTTTACCGTATTTTCTGTTATAATATTGTCGATATAAGCAGGAACACTTCCAGTTTCTGCCACAAAACTTTCTTCACCATTTCTTTCTAATAATTCTACCCTATCACCAACTTTCAAACTTGATTTGTCAACATTACTATTAAGAATATAATTTGATTCTATTGAATCTACTTCATATTTTGCTGCAGTATTGTAGATCCAAGAATTTGCAAAAATTTCTTTATATGTTTTATTTTCAATTGGATTTTTTACTACATCTCCAAGATTTTTAATGGATATTTTACTTCCTTCAACTACTCTGATATTTTCAGATTCTTTTATAAAATCTGAAATTACTCCAAGGAATCTTAACTCTACTTTTTTAGAGATATCATTGTCTTGATAAACATAATAAGTCTTATCAGATGTAATTAAACTATTTTTGGATATTTCGTTACTAATCCCAGAACAATCCAAAAATTGATTAATACTCTTACCTGTATACAGTATTGTATTGCTTCCAGATATTAAAGTTCCACTATCTTCAAATCCTATAGTAGAATCTACTGTCAATACATTAGATCCAACAGAAGCCGTTAAAGTTGATTTTGTGCTTGGAGTTATTTCAAAATTTCCTTCAATTGCGGAAAATTCATTATATCCAACAAAGAGAAAAAGTTTGTAGTATGTTTTAGATCCTCTTCTAAAAGGTTCTATTGATGATATAGAGGCACTAGTAGAACTATCATTAGTTTTTTTAATAGTCCTTCCAGATAATTTTGATGCATCAAAATCACTTTCATCAAAATTTAAAGAAATAACCTCAGCAATTACAACTTCTCTTCTTAAATATTCGGATGATGATGGTTTAATTAAGTATTGTTCTAAATTTAAAACAGTTGGTTTTTCATTGTAAAGAACAGCAAATAAAATTCTAAAAGATTCATCTGTTCCTTTGGCAGTATAAAAAGATTTTGTTTCTTTTAAAAAATTACTAACTTTTAAACTAGGAGTAAAATCAACCTTTTGTAATTCGGGAGTAAGAGTATATTTTATCTTTTCATAAAATTCTTTCAAAAATAAAGAACTTAAATTTTCTATTGTTGAACCAGAAGTATGAGAATCTGATGTAGTTTCGGAAAAAACCAATTCTTCTTGATCTAAATCTTGATGATATCCAGTAATTCCACTAAATCCACGAATACAACCAGTAAAAGTATTTCCACTAATTCCAGTATACGTAATTACTTCATCGTCAATTTTAAATAGACCATACTTACTTGGGAATCCTTTTGTACTCGATACTTCAATGGTATCGTCAGACGCACTAATATCTGTAGATAGAGTAGAGTTATCTACTATTACTTCTGGTATGAGTTTATCTAACTCCAAATATTGGTCTAAATTTTCAGCAATATCAATTGGTCCACCTTGATATTCTTGAGATATGTAATATTGCTTTAAAAATTCTACCGCATTTGGATTTTCATCCAATATAAAACTTGGAAGTTGGTTCTCAATAATTTGCTGAACCTTAACTCTAGATTCAAATCCAGTCTGTATCATATTAGTTTCTTATTAGTTTTGGAGTTGGATAACTTGGTGTATAATAATCTCTAGCAAACACATTTCCTGTTATTTCATCACCAGAAGCAATTACATCTCTTCTCATATTTATTTGACTTTTTGAAATATCAAATACCAAATATAAGTCTTTTAGGCCAATAACATCATTTGATAGTGGAACAGCATCTACTTCAATTATATCATTCGCCTTTACCGTAGATGTAACGTTTATTGGACCCAAAACCATCTCTCCAGTTTGATAATTAACAGTTCCGGCATCTTTTACAACAATCTGCCTATTTCCATCAGAATCAATCTTAAATATAGAAATTACTCCCTCTGTAGCGCGAATAGATTGTGGTCTTCTGAGGAAAAGATCACCGGCATCAGTAGCAGTGATTACTGTGGTGTTGTTTAATAAAATTGTAGGTGTATCTGTCAGATATACCGTAGAAGTTTCTCCAAATATGGTAAAACCTGTAGAAGAAATATTACGACCTTCTGGATTTACATGGAATCTGTTTCCAAAACAAAGTTCATATTGTACAAGTTGATTAATCGAAGATCTTAAATCTCTTCTCATTCTCACCGTTGTAATATTTGATGTTATTGCATTGTCCGTATTGTCAATTGTTTGAAGAACTTTACTATATTTAAATCTACCACCAAACTTATTAAGGTCTATTGATTCTGAGTATTTTGTGAGGGTATCTGTAACTCTTGTTTTCAGAGAACTTTCTAAAGATATTTGAGAATTATTATAATAAACCGCAGAATCTATTTCTACATATAGTATCTTAAGGTCAACAATTCTTTGATTAATACCAGATATAGTATATTGCTTTAAATCACTAAGAATTCTAGATTTATCAAAATCCGACACATATGTCCCATTTTTGGGTTTAATGCTCAAAAGAACATTTCCAAATTCTGGAGGATCTAATTCTTCACCACCAACAACGGCAACAGATTCTGTATTTGGATAAATTTGTTTAATTATTGCCTCATAATCTCTTGAAGTAACTGCTCTATTCTGAGAAGAATAAACTCTTGGAGCATAGTACTTAATAGAATTAACTGATTCTATTTCCGAACCATTAATTGCTGGATTGATTGTGGTTATAGTAACATTGCCTGGATCAACTACGGTCTCAACATCATCAACTACTTTTACAATACTTCCTGCAAATGAGAATACACTGGGACCATTACCGTCTCTTCCATCTGTTACAATATAGTTGGCAGTTATGATTGTACCATCGGAAGTAACTTCATCACCAAGTTTTTTGCCGATTATGCCATCACCAAAAATAATTTCATATTTTTCATCTTGAATTTCTTGTATCAAATAAATTCTTGATTTTGAATCTACATTTAAAATATTATCTACTATATTATACTCAATACCAAGTCCATTTTCTGATGTTTTTTTAACATATACTTTTAGTGTAGATGTGTCAACATATGAGTTATTGAGAACAAATCTTTGCTCTAATGAACCATCGTATGTAAAAGATTTTGTTAAATATGTTCCTTGATATATCTCTATCTCATTAAATTGCGCTGAACCATCTACTACATTTGCCGTGATATCTTCTGGAATTGAGAATGTGTATGTTGTCCCGCTTGCCTCTCCAACACACACTAAACCTCTTTTGAGGGTAAGAGTAGGAACTTTTTCCGAAGTCGTTATAGAGAAGGATACAGTTGCCTTTGCTGCTGTTCTAGACCTTGGAACATATCCAATATTTTTTGCAAGGGATACGACATTCTCACGAAGAGTTGCAGAATCTAAAAATGACTCATTTACAACCATATTACTGTTGAATGCAGTAATATAAGTGTTGTATGCTAATACATCGATTAAAATTGACAGATTAGATCCTTCAAAATCAAAGTCACTAAACGTGGAATTAGCACGAAGATAGTCTTTGATTGATGTTTTTATCTGCTCAAAATCTAGATTGGTAAATTTAGTAAAAGGCATTTTTTATCTTGTTGCCTCTAAGAGGAATGTATATTCTTGTGTCGGAAACTCTTGACCTATAATATCAAAAAAGATCGTTACCTCAAAAGAATTTTGATCTGGTTGAGGATTGACATCAACGTTAACATTATCAACTCTTGGTTCAAAATTTTCTATTGCGATAGAAATTTGTCTTTGAATAACAGATGCCGTACCAAAGTCAACGAAATCAAATAAACTTCCCCTAACATCAGATCCAAATGATGAATTAAAAAATCTTTCTGTGGGGATCGTTTCAACAATATTTCTTACGGATCTACGAATCGCATTCTCATTTTTTATTATTTGAAGATCCTTTGTCACAGGATGAGGAACAAAGGATAAACTGATGTCTTTAAATGATCTGGATATCCTTTGTTCTGCCATTAGACTAGAGTTTTCTTGATTTTATTTATATTTACTCATGCCACCTTTCAACAAAATCATCAAAACCATGAGAACCACCACAAGGACGCTCTAAACGATCGTCTGGAATTGGGTAGAGTTCCTCATTTTGAGTAATTTTTCTTTGTTTTGATGCTTTTCTAAGGTATTTCTCACTTTCTACTTCTGTAATAAGGGTCATTCCTTGCTCTATGAATAATTCTCCCTTATCAACCTGGTGATAATTTGACATTTTTAGCTCCTGATTCGTTAAAATCAGAACTTTTAGAGGGGTTGCTATCCCTTATCAGTATTTATTTCACGCTCTTGAGCAGTCTTCCAGTGATATTCATCTTCATTTCCCATTCCTAGACGATCATAACCACACTCTACCTGATAATATTGGGTGGAAACCTTAAAATCTGGCATTTTTGGTTCGGCAGGTGTCAGACTATTATCAAAAATACGTAATCGATTGTTTGGATACAGTGCAAATTGTCCATTGTTCAGTTCAATCAGGTTATGTGACTTATGTTCGGCAGGATTTTCACTCGTTGCCCAGTCAACCATATCTGGATCACGGTGATAATTGTCGATGGTACAAACATAAGTACCTTTTTGGATTCCAAAGTCGCGTGTATAACACTCAAAGTCCATACTACCAATGAATTTCTTGTCAATACTGACTACACCATAGTCCATACAGTTCCAAAACTGTAGGTTTGGTAAGTTCATGTCGGGGTCTGGTGTTTGTGGACGAGACAAAAAGGCACTGATGGGTAACTTATCGTACATTGCCGCATATTCTGGTAAATATGTCTCAAAATAAAAAGCGCGTCCAGGAATCGACTTTGCCGAAACCCAGACGCCCTTAACAAATTCACCGTGCCCACTTTGATGGTCTGTAAGATATTCTTTACGAACCCATACCTCAACAGATGGTAGATTGGTGATGAGACAACTCATAAGACTTTAGTAACTGTCTTATTTACCTTGACCACGATAACGCTTTCGTGCTTTATTGCGAGAAGACGCGGCATACTTGGTATGAGCACCCCTGCCTTGACGAGTTTTCTTCGGTGCGCCTTCAACATAACCGCCACCCTTACGCATAGCCATAATTAATACTCCTTAGTAATCTTAGTTTCAAGTTCTTGTGGACTTGGATGACCTATCTGATAAAACTCTACCGACAGGTCCTCCATCATATCAAAGTACTCCTCCTCCGTCAAGTTCTTATATAAGACTTTGTTGTTTCGGAGAATTGTATACTTTTCTGTCATCGTATCAAATCACTCTTGTCTTCTCGTGACCAACTCTGATACGAGGGTCACACCAAATCTCAAAGCCTGCTTCCTTTGCATCCAGACAGAAACTTACATCCTCTCCGCACATATCCTGAACCTCTCCAGATTCAAAGACTTGCATCTTCGGTGCAAACCAAGGATACTTCATATCCTCATGTTCAAAGACTCCGTGCTTGATCAGTAACCATCCAAATCCTGCATAATCAACAGTAAATGGCTCCTTACGCTTTGACATGGTTTCACCAGTTTCATGATTCATGACTCCACCATTATTGCGGAAGTCATCCTCCTCCATCCAGTGTGCAACAGATGTAGTACGACCGTCCTCAGTCATGTACCATCCACTTGCAATGTCCTGATCCATTAGAACCAGTTGCAAGAATTTCTCAGTATTGAAAATAATATCACTATCAATCCACAATTGATAGTCATAATTCAACTTTCCATCCCAGGGAATCTGGTCGGGTCCTCGCAGTACATTCGCTCCTAAACATTTGCATCTTGCAAAGTTTACCATCGATGAATAGTCTTGCGAGATCTGAATGCTTGCTCCTGCTTGTACAAGATCAAAACACAATTGTACAAAATTTTTCAGATATGTATATGAGACACCCCTTCCAGGTAGACAGAAGACGATTGCCTTTCCTTTGATCATCTCCTTTGCTTTCTCATAGTCCCACTCTGGGGCACTTTGAGACGGTGTGGGTGGTTTTGCTTTTACGGTAAATCCTTTAGCCATAATAGAGTGTAATTACTTCAGTATCATACAGTATTATCTAGTATAAGTCAATCGCGTTTGATTTCGGTGATTACGATACAGTCCCCTTCGACCTCCATGTTTACTTCGGTGCCTTCGTACCAACCAAAGTCATTCAGTATCCACTCTGGAATCG